CAGACCTCCAATCGACCCTCCTAATTTATCATTAAAATTAGGGAATCTATCTTCATGAATAGTTGTCTTCCCTTTCGGGTAAAGACAACAAAGTCATTTGTCTACTTTACATCTCACGTCCAGAAGATGTAGGTGTAGAACGGCAAAACACATTATATATGTCAACCTAGTAACGTTTTACAGTTCGTTAACTGTTTGAGAGAATCCAGCCAATATCTCAGGCTGAAGTGGAGAATAATCTTCTTCGAGAAGTTCTCGGTTATTTTCAATAACATGAAGGCGATCATCGTGTGTGAGGATAAAGTCTGACTTTAGACAGTCTTTATCATCAAACTCGAGTTCATCCTCAATATCATCGATCATTTCCTGGAACAAATCGTAGATTTGTTCTCGCATTTGCTTTCGCGATTCTTTCACAATTTGTTGTTCCTGTTCGTGTTCAGTGAAGACCATGTAGTATTTTGAAGGATCCTTTGAAAGGTCCACATTATACCACGTTTGAAGGTCTTCATCTAAACAACAGGAAATCAATTTTATCAAAAAGTTATTTAATAGCTGCATTGAACAAGTTTTGTAGTCTTTTTCTTTTACAAAAAAGGTACGAAACTTTATGTTCTCTAATGAAGGAAGGTCTTTAATTCGAATCTTAGGATCATTTACGATCTTTTGGAACGATTTAAAATCTTCTTTCAAAGCTACCTTTCTAAAGTCTCGAAGTTCACGATTAGTGACTTCCGGTGAAATCTCAAAAGATTCCACAATGACTTTAGGTAAGGATAACGATCTAACCTTATCAAGAATCCTTGATGAATCTTGGTCCTTAAAAAGGTCCTCATCATCATTGATAACAAGATAGGGAGATCTGACTGGTCTAAAACCGGTCATTTTTCCAAAAAGTTGATTTTCCTTTGGGAATACCTTCTTATGGAGTTCAGTTAACCAAACTTCTTTGGCTAACCTCTGGTTAACAACTGTTCCATGAACAAATTGAGAACCTAAACCTCCATGAGAACGCGGGACATTCAGAGAAGCTGGAGTGTTCGAAAGAACATCCAAGTTATTACGAATAAAGGTATTTCTAAAAATATCTTCAATTCCGTAAAATCTCTGAAAATCTGCATAAGTATCCCCGATACAGGAACCATCTCTCTTTAGTAGGGAAACTTTTCCAGTATGTTGTATGTGCATATGATCTCCTCCTCTGACAAAGAGTTGGGAGTTCACAGTACAGAAACTATCTGATACAAAGTTCTTTCCTAAAGATAAAGAGAGACCAATTCTTGGTGCATTTGACTTCCAATTTGCAATAGAAGTAGGATTAGTATGTGCGACAATATCGTCACCATTTACTAAATATTCATCGGGTTTAATCCCTGAATATTCTACTATAAATGCATTTGCCAAACAAAGGAGAGGGAAAGAAAGGAGAGAACCCATCAATTGACCCGAGTTCTGTGTTCCAGAAGGAACATTAGATCTTGGATACTCAATTTGATGAGGTCCTATCTCCCACCTCGCCCACTCTTTAGTTGGCTCATGATCAATATGCTCAAGAATGCCTTCCATTAGGGCTTCCGTAACCCACATTGGAAGATTATCTGTTGCGGCTGTATAGTCGCCAGATAACCAGGTGTTCTCACTACTAGCGTGGTAAATCCTATTGATTTCTGCCTCCATACGGTGGAAGATCTCAGGATCGTCTCTTTGTTCAATATCCTCTAATTCTAAATCTCTTACACCATGTGTAAGACTGAATTGAGGAAATTGACCTAGAGAAGACCACATCACCTTTTGAAGAGGCTGTAACACTTTCGTGTTTGCTTCTCCAGCAGTGATTACTCGAACTTTTAAAGGTTCAGCTAGTGGAACTGCTTTGACTAGTGGTAGATGATCTGGAGGAGACAAGGGAAACTTAATATAAGTTCCAATCCCTGGCTTCAACAGTGAACTACATTCATGTAGATCAAAATCTACGCTATCAGTCTTAGCATGAGAACGCAATCGAATCGATCCAACTTCTTGTACCCATTCTCCCGTTAAAAAGGAGCGATGATAATTAAGTCGTTGGATTAATGAAGTACAAACTTGTAGACACATGCCCGAGATATCACATTCTTGGTCAGTTTTAGTGTTCACGGTAGTCATACCGGGATTATTAAAATCTTGACCAGGAGTGAAATTACTCTCAAGATGTTGTCGTCTATAAGTCTGAATGGCTACAGAAGAGTCTTTCTCGGCTGAACGACTCCCCAGTGATGTCTGATCCAGAAAGACCGGTTCGAGTTCACAGGGATAGATGTGAGTTTGATTATTCTTCGTCTTACCGACAAGGTAAGGAAGGGTAAATCTTCTCCATATGGCATTAGGGTCAACAACGACCTTACCGCCACTTCCATCTCTGAGTACTCGACCGAAAGGAATATTTGAGGTCACTATTATAATTGGTGAACTGAAATATGTACCCTTTTCTTCTAAATTAGCCATAGGAAGAATATATGGATTAGTGGAGACAAGCTGAACGAACTCTTGAATATCATGAGGATCGTTTAGATCTTGCCCCCAATCATCTAAGACAGCAATTGGCTGGCCAGTATAGCCATCCCAATGCTTTGTCGCAGGTGATCTTGAATAATACATATCTTCTTCCGGTACTTCGGAAAAAAGATTCGAACAAATCCTATGAACTAGTTGTCGTAAGATAGTCGTCTTACCACTTCCTGGAGGTCCAAAAAGACCTACAATAAGTGGTTCCGGACGGTTCTTTCCATGGAACTCAACGGGGTTTTCACCTCGGATAAGAGCTCCACTTTCGGTAAGTTGTCCAAGTGCCCCTCCCTTAGCTCGTGATTTTTCATAACACGACTTAAGGTTCGGGACAACGGACTGATAAGGTTCATAATGTTCCTTAACATACTTACCAACGTGGGAAGAACTGAACTCTTTCAATTTTTGATAGAGTTCTTCATCTTTTTCAATTAGTTCTGAATCTCGCTTGACAATACCATTTCGATGTTTTTCTAAACCTGCTTCAAGAAAAGAGTCTGGTACCTCGGTACACAAACCCTTTGCTTGTTGCAGAGAGAAAAACAATCTAATAGTATCGTTTATATCGCGACAAGTTGATAGGGCATAACTTTCCATAAATGGAGGCATAAGAGGAAAACCATTTTCTTCAAAGCCTTCTGGGAGCTCTTGTTGTGCAAATTTTGAGAAATTTCCACAGAAAGAGAGTTTTACCAACTTGACAATCTCATTTTCTTGTAATCCCATAGGGATACAACGAAGAAAGTGAGACATAAGATTCAAAATAGGATGGTGTCTTGTGGCGCATCGTGAGATAATGCGTCCACTACGGAAAGACACCGAGCTATGTAAAGGGTCTCTCTTAAGAAAAGTGAGAAGCCCGTGATACACAGCAATTGCACACCCGATCGAGTGCAAGAGCCTTGAGTGATCTTTAGAAGCAAAGCTTTTAAAGGATCCTCTTGGCTCAATCACTAAATCTGTAAGACTCTGTTTATTATTAATTCTTTTTTGAAGAATAGAAAACATCTTTGCTTGGAATCGCTTTGATCCAAACATAGGCACATTGTGCAAACGTTTTCTTTCTTCTTTAGAAAGAATATAACTTCGTCTTACATAGAGTGTTATGGTAGAGTTTAACCCCTCTACCCGGATATTAGGTATAGGTTGACATAATTTTGGATTCTGAATAGTTTCAACAACTTTCAAGAATCCTGTGTCGGGCCGCCAGATATTATTTGAATTTGACTTAAATACGTCATCTTCAATATATCTGATACCTGAGACTCTGCTAGTCTCTTTACGTAAATTCGTTAAAGGATTAGTCGCTCAAGTGTACGATCATATTGGCTTGCGGAGCCAACTGAAAGTTGGATTTTCGCATAAAAAGATTAGAGCGTTTACTTTAATCATTGATAAAGTAGTGGGGTAACCTACTATTAATCAAAAGTAAACCAGTCAATCATTTTCAATTGAAAAGTCCTGGGTTCTAAAACCCACTATCCGGCATAGGCCGG